CTGCGCGGTGTAGTGGGCGGCCGCGGGGCGGTCGCGGCTACGGCACCGGATTCCGGCTTATCAAGTATTTTCTGGACGCGATTAGGACTGCGGTCCTGTACAGATAAATGTTGACAGTGGGGGCGGGAGGCGCTAGGCTGCATCTGTTGAAACGAAGGAGGTGCTGCGGATCGGATGGATGACTGCTAGGGGCCCCGGCAAGACAGGACATGAGTCCTTGCGCAGCGGCTTCGACGGATCGGCAGCAACGCCGATTCCCGCGCGGCGATGGTCGTTTGCATCGCGCACAGTCGCCTAGGATTTTGGCAAGTCAGACAGTCGCGCGGGAATGGAAAAGCGTAATTCAGCGAAGGGCGACTCATGGGTCGCCACACGCTGCATTCCGCAGCTGCTTCCTCCGAAAGGGAAACAACATGTCTATCACAAAGCACGAAGCCATCGTCTCTATCGCGCAGACCTTGCTGCGATCAAACAATCTTCCAATCAACCGCGACACAATCGCGATCGAAGTAGAACGCGCTTTCGGGCTTGTAGTCACGCCAGCTAACTATGACGGATCGGACCGGTATCTGCGACACGAAGCCGAATCTGAGCTTGCCCGTCGGTATATGCTCGCGGAAGGTTTCCAACAACTTGCCGCAAGCGATCGTGGAAGCCGCGATGACTACGGCTCGCAATTCAATCAAGATTTCCGCGACTGGCACAATGCCGGGGTGGAGTCATGAATACCGATAACGCCTTCGACCCAGAAAGCAAAGAAGCAAACGAGCGGCGTGAATTCATCGAGTCGCAAACGGACTACACCGAGCTTTATCAAGCAATGCAAGCTTTGGTGCAAAAACGCGGTGTGATCGATGACGATCACGCCTTTAGCGATTGGGCTTTGGCCTAATAGAAAGGGAAACATGATGACCAACAAAAACCTAGACCGGTTAAGCGAAATTACGTGGCATGTATTAATGCTTGAATTTGCCGCGCTTCTGATCGTTCTTTGGTTGATCAGCTGATCCCGCGACGGCGGCGCCGCGGCGCCGCTATCGGGCGATCTGCCCTATTTCCTCGAAAGGGAAACAAATGGCCTATTCAATCCAGCTTACGGAAAAATCGCGCAATAGCAAAACCGGGCCTATCCCGGTATCAACAACTTCGAATGAAACCTGCCCGGATGCATGTCCACTCAAAGCTAACGGATGTTATGCGGAAGGTGGGCCTCTGGGAATTCTCTGGCGCGCTTTGTCTGGCTCAGTCGCTGGCGAAACATTCCAGAGTGGGCGCAATAACATCCAATCGCTGACTTGGAAACAATTCTGCGCCAAGGTGGCAAGCTTCGCCACCGGTACACTCTGGCGCCACAATCAAGCGGGCGATCTTCCTGGTATCGGCGATCGTATTGACGGCAAGGCGTTAGCGCAATTGGTTGACGCCAACGAATCGTCGGGCGCGCGCGGCTTCACCTATACGCACAAGCCAATCAAGGGCCCGCATGGCCAAAACAACCAAAAAGCCATCATGGCCGCGAATATGCGCGGCTTCACGGTCAACCTTTCAGCCAACAACTTGGCTGAAGCTGATACCTTGGCAACCGCTGGCATCGGTCCTGTTGTTGTTGTGCTGCCTGCCGAGGTGCAAGGGAAACAGGATGACTTGAGAACGCCGGATGGGCGCAAGGTTGTTGTTTGCCCGGCGACATACCAGAAAGACGTCTCTTGCCTGACTTGCCAGCTTTGCCAACGGCAAAGAAGCACAATCGTCGGATTTCCCGCGCATGGGGCAAACAAGCGCAAAGCTAGCGCAATCGCAATGAAAGGATAACGGCCATGAAAATGTCGGACGATTTGTTTGATGATCTGCGGGCTGCGATCAATGCGGCCGGCGGCCTAGTCCCGGAAGCCAGTATGCGCAATCGATGGGACGCGCTTTGGCGTTCCGGCTTTAATGTGAGCCAGCTTTACAAGGCCGGCCTGAATGATGATCACATCGATACTGCTTTGCGTCGCATAGCGAGGAGATGATCACGCGACGGGTGGCGCCACGCGCGCCACCTATCGGGCGATCCTGCCCAATGAAAGGTAACGAACATGAAAAACGGCAAAATGCATAACCTGCAGGAAATGGCGGCGGAGTTGGAACGCCGGGCCGCTGCCAAGCGCGACCTGATAGTGCCGACACCTAAATTGCAAGGACTTTTTATTGACGGCAAGTTTCAGCTTGACGTCGACGGCAAGGAACGCCTGACAGTCAATGATCTGGCGCACCGGCAAATCGGCGAGCATGCCGGAATCCCGGCAGTCTACTATGACAAAATGCGCAAAGAGGCACCGGACTTGCTGGCTGATAACATCAACCGGTGGTTCCGAGATGAGCCGTCAAATCGCTTGGTTCGCACCATGGAGGGGCAGGTTCGCGCCTTTCTCTCCGACAAGTACAAGCCAATCGAAAACGAGGACTTGGCCTTGGCGACAATCCCGGCGTTGCTGGAATTGGACCTCGAGATCATGTCATCGGAGATAACTGAGCGGCGGTTCTACATCAAAGCGGTTGACAAAACGGTAACGCGGGAACTGGCCAAGATCGGCGGCAATTTCGGCGATGGCAGGCACGTCATCCTGCGCACCGTTTCGCCGGCCTTGACTATCAGCAACTCGGAAGTTGGATTCGGCGCCGCGTCTGTCCTTGGTGGCGTCTACGATGCATTTTGTTCCAACCTTGCATCGTTCGGTGAGCGTTCGGTACGCAAGTATCACGTCGGGGCCCGTAATGAGATCGGCGCCGATGAAACCTACGCGGTGCTCTCCGACGAGACCAAGAAACTAACCGATCAAGCGACCCTGGCGCAAATGACCGATGTAGTTAAGGCTGCATTCGATCGCGCGCGCTTTGATAGCTTGGTGGCCAAGATCGAAGGCACACAAGAGGACAAGATTGAAGGCGATCCGGTCAAAGTGGTTAGCTTCGCGGCCAAGAAATTCGGCCTCAACGAGACCGAGGGCAAGGACGTATTGCGCCACTTGATCGAAGGCGCGTCCTTGACCCGTTTTGGGCTCTACAACGCGATCACGCGGGCATCGCAAGACGTCCCGGACTACGATCGCGCGTCCGAACTCGAGCGCACCGGCGGCAAAATCATTGAACTGCCGGAGTCGGAATGGAGCGTCATCGGCAAAGCCGCTTAAGGTCCCGCGACGGTGGCCACCTGGAACGGTGGCCACTATCGGGCGATCTTGCCCTATCGAAAGGAGCAAACAATGTCCTGGAAACCGGAAGTTTTTGTGGAAGGTAAATGGTCGCGCAACGCCTTGGTGTTCGCCACCAAAGAAGAGGCGGAAGCTAGCGCGTTCAACCTGTTCTCGCGTTGGATGCTGACCGAGGACCATCGGGCCGTCGAAGTAGATGAGCCCGTAAACTACCGCTGGCACGATGGCCGCTTGGTGCACATTGCGGAAGCGGCCGGGGAGGGCGAGGTATAGGATCGGATAGGCGGCGCCCTTTCGCTCGGCTAAGGCCCCGGTGGGTCGAGAACAAAAAGGTTCCTCGGGCGCGCCGCCTTGGTTTGTTTAACCCAGGAACCAACACCGGGGACTTTTCCCCATCCCGAAACACTTTTTCCCAGGCCCGAAACTTTTTCTAAGCCCCCTGACTTTTTTCTAAGCCCCCTGACTTTTTTCCATCAACCATCCACGAAAGGAAACAACAAATGACACGAAAAACAATCACGCCGGATGATCGGCTACGCCAGGACAACGAACGTCTTCGCCGGAATAGTGATTTGCTGAAAGCGCAGATTGCAGTGGCGCTGAAAGCGAGCGGCGGCGAGATGCTGGGTAATTACGTGATCGAGCGACCGCATGTGCGATGGCGCGTCCGCGTGGTGGGCAGCGAGGATTGCTTAAGCTGCCACGACTCGCTGGTGCAGGCACGCGCGGCCGTCAGACGCTACCAAGCTGGCGACAAGCGACATTCCCCCACATAGGCCGAAAAATCCCCAAAAAAAAGTTACCTCACCCGTACATAAATATGTTGACAGCCGCTCGCGTGCGAGCGCAACATACAGCTGTTTAACCGATGAAAGGAACACGCAATGATGGACATCAGTTTTCATTCCAAGCGAAACGAATCGATGGAAGGCTCCCTGGAGGCTTTCGAAGACTTCCGGACAGCCTGGGCCGACCTCACTCTGAGCACCGGTGATCGCACTCTCAACTTCACGATCTTTTTCAAGGGTCGAGAAGATATGCTCGCGTTCCTGGAGACGCTGGCCGAGGATTGCAAAGCCGCCTTGGCCAAATTCGATGTGGATGTGAAAAAGACCGCCGAGGACACCTGCCATGTTTGAAGTCAATTGGGCCCGCGTCCCGGTCCCGTACATGACGGACGGCCTCAAGCTCTATGTCGAGCGCGGCATACTGCCCGGTGATTTCCTGACCGCGTTGCTCCGCAACGATCTGGTCGAGGCATTCGGCCGCGCCGACGACAACAACACCGCAGCAATGCGCGGCTGGGCCTCGTTCCTCTACAACGAGATGCCGCGCGGCTCCTGGGGCTCGCGTGCCACCGTAGAGGCGTGGTGCAGGACCGGCGGCCTTCTCGGCCAAGCAGCTTGCGCACCAAAGGAGGAAGGAAGGGTTCTGGACTGAAGACCGAGCCACTGGAAGACATCAACCGGGGCGGCTATGCTGCCCCGGTTTCCTATTTGGGGATACCGGTATGCCAGTCTCAACCCAAACGGCCACCATCCTGGCGGGTCAATCGCTGTCCAACGCGGTAGATAAGGACCGCGTTTTCACGGTCTATGTGGTGACCTGAAACCTGGGGACGAGATGAAGCACCCTTCCCCTCCCGTCCGCCATGCTGCGAGCCGCAAGAACCGGCGCAAGGCCTTGCACTTCGCCAAGAACCTGCGCGACGAGATCGAGTTCTTACTGCGCATGCGCGTCAACCTGCTTTACTGCCAGGACCGGGTGGAGAAGCTGATCAACCGGCTTAGAGCCGAGAGGCACTGACATGGCGTGGCGTGTGGCAAAATCTCTCGAAACCCTACGTCAGCAAATCAACAATTCGCGGCCGACGCGCAGCCGGGCCTCCGACGGCACCATCGGCGACGCCGCCCACGCCTCGCGCAAGTCCGATCACAATCCTTGGGTCAAGGACGGCACCATGGGGGTGGTCACCGCCTGGGACGTGACCCACGATCCCAAGGGCGGCGTCGATGCCCACGCGCTCGCCGAGCACATGCGCAACACCCGCGACCAGCGCATCAAGTACATCATCAGCAATCGCCGCATCTGCAGCAGCGATACATGGCAATGGCGCACCTACTCCGGCTCCAATCCGCACAGCGCCCACGTCCACATCAGCGTCAAGGACAGCAAGGGCCACTACGACGACGCCCGCGTCTGGAACATCGGGACGGCATTCGGCGGTCCGGAGCCGGAGACCGAGGACGACCCGATGAAGGCGGCGCTGCCGACCATTCGGCGCGGCGCGCGCGGCGAGAGTGTCAAAGTCCTGCAGAACCAGCTAAAAATCCCCGTCGATGGCGCCTTTGGGCCGGCGACCGAGGCGGCCGTAAAGGAGTTTCAGACCGGCAAGGGTCTGGAGGCGGACGGCATCGTCGGTTTCTATACGTGGCAGGCTTTACTCGGAGAGTGACCATGGGTCCCTCGGAAGAAGTCGGCAAGGTCGCTGTCGGAATCATCGAGGCGCTGAAAAATCAGCCGGCGGTGCTGGCGCTGATCGTCTTGAATGTCTTGTTTATTTGCTTTGTTTATTTCGGGATGCGGGAACAGCGCGCTGAAGCGGGGCTGCAGACGCGCACGCTGCTGGCCCACATCGACAAAGGGCAGGAATTGCTGTCGAAATGTGTGGTGCCGCCATGAGGCTGCGACTGCGCGAGTACAGGTTCTTCAACATGCTGGTGGCGGTGCTGCTATCGTGGGCGCTGACGATCGCTATCGTAGCAATAATCTGGGAGCTTTGGTGGTGACTGATCCATTGGATTCGATTAGCGACCTGATCGCGGCCCTCAACCGCATCGACGACACGCTACGTCAGGTGTCTGGTCTGGAGCAGGTGCCGGGCCAACGCTCGATCGTCCAGGTGCAGGACACGCGCCCGGTGATGCCGAAGCTGACCGCCAACCAGTGGCCTTTCCGCAACGGTGACGGATTTCCCACAAGCTAGAACTTTTTGTGAAAGGTGTGGGTCACATGAACATCTTTGATCTTTTCAAATTTCGCGACCCGTCGTGGATGTTCATGTCCTACGACGGCAGCGGCGGCGGCGACGGCGGGAACGACAGCTACGGTGGCGGTGGTGGTGGCGGCTACGGCGGTAACTACGGCGGGAGTTACGGCGGCTACGGCGGCAACACCTACAGCGGCTACGCTGGCAACTACGGAGGCAACTACGGCATCAGCTACGGTGGCGCCGACGGCACCGACCCGGGTACCGACCCGACCGATCCGACCGGCGGTAATCAGAGCCCATCCAGCTTGGCTGACGGGAGCGTGCAGGGTCAGGAGCAGGCCGCCCGCGAGGCTTTTGCTTCCGCTGCCGGCGGCGGTGGAGTCAGCACCGATCTGAGCGATCCGACCGGCGGCAATCAAAGCCCGACAGCTGACCCTAACGCCAACGATCCCAGCAATGAATTCGGTGGCGGCATCACTGATCCCGGCGCTGGCCAGCAGAATACGACCACCGAAGGCGGAAACTTTCCCGGCGCCGATACTGGCGGTGCGGAGCAGACTGGCGATCCTAATGCCAACGATCCCAGCAACGAATTCGGTGGCGGCGTGCAGGCTGGTGGCCAGCAGGATGCCCGCGCCACCGACGGCGGAAACTTTCCCGGCGCCGATACCGGCGGCGCGGAGCAGACCGCTCCAAGTGCGCAGGGCCAGAGCGGCCAGGGCATGTCGTTCGGAGATTATCTCCGGGCCGCCCTCGGCGGTGCGTTCAGCACACCAGCTGCGGCCGGAGAGTTGCCGACCGAAGGAATGCCCAACCCTAACTTCATGCAGGGCTACAACGTGACCGGCCTACCGGCTGGCATGAAGGATCAAGGCCAATTCCCGAACGCGGCCAACAACTACAACTTGACCGGCCTACAGGCAGGCATGGGCCAGGGACCGTTCGTCAGCGGACCATTCCAGGACGGTCCGCCCGTTATGCCGGGCGGTCAATCTCTGACCGGAACCAGCCCGGCGCTGACCGGGCAAGCGCCGGGCTTAACCCCGCAGCAGGCGGCCGATGCCTTCGGCAATCCACCGGTAGTGAATCCTGGCGACACCATCATCGGACCGCAAAATCCAGTCAATCCACAGGTCGCAGACAATGTTCCGCTTCCAACCGCGGACCCTCGGCAGCAGGTCGCGGACAATGTTCCGCTTCCAATCCGAGACCCGCGGGCGGGGATAGGAGACGCCTCGCAAGATCAGTCGCAATTCCCCTATGGGCCCATAGGCGCGCCAAGCCAGGGGCAGCAAGGGCAGCAGCGGACGCAAGTCGCGTCACTGAATGACCCATTCCGGATCGGAACGTCCCAACCGCTTGGGCCAAATGACCCCCTGCCAGAAGGAGGTACGTGGTCGAACCCCATCACCCCCCGAGGGTCCTACAGCACTCTTTCCGACATCGCTACCGGTGGATACGCCCAGAACCAAGGTTCGTGGATTTCCAGTCTGGCGCAGCAGCAGGCGATGCAACAGCCGGCAATGCAACAGCCGGCGGCGCCAGTGGCGGCGCCACAGCCGGCACCCGCTCCGCCACCGGGCGGATACGGGCCAGTGCCCGACACTGGCGGCTACGTCAGCAGTGACTACGGGCCGGTGATCTTTCCCAACACACCCCCGGCGCCCGCATCGGACTACAGCAATAACCTCTTCGACCTGGGTGCCGCTCCGTGAGCACCATCCGCCAGGGCATCTACGATCTACTCGGCGCTGTCGAGATCGATACCAAAGAAAGCGGCCGAGGCCACGTCGACCCGTGGCTGTCGCAGCGCATGATCATCGACGCCATCGCCAAGGGGCTATCAGAAGGCGTGCATGAATTTGTTATACTGAAATCTCGGCAGATGGCGGCTACGACTGTTTGCTCCGTCATCGAACTTTTCTGGGCACTCGCCAACCCCGGTGTGCAGGGAGCCATCATTGCCGATCGAACAGACAACCTCGAGCGCCTTCGCAGGATTTTTGCGTCGCTGCTTGAAACGCTTCCGCCTGAGTGGCGATCGCCGGACCACCGGCTCGTACAAAACAACCGAAATGGACTGGCCTTCGCTAATCGTAGTGTTATCGATCTACTTGCTGCTGGGAGTAATCCTGATCTTGGTGCTTCCCGCGCATTGAACATGATGCACGCCACCGAGTGCGCGCAATGGCGCAGCTTGGCCGGCGTGGAATCACTCAAGGCATCGCTGGCGAGGCTCAATCCAAACAGACTGTATGTGTGGGAGTCGATCGCCAACGGCTTCAACTGGTACTACAACTTTTGCCAGCAGGCCAAAGAGGACCGCCACATGCGGTTCATCTTCATCGGCTTCTGGGCCAACCCCACCTACACCATCCCCAAGAAAGACCCCGACTACAAGATTTACTGGGACGGGCACCTGACCACGGACGAGATCAACCGGGCCAAATACGTCAAGCAACAATATGGCTACGTGGTGAAGCCGGAGCAGATTGCTTGGTGGCGGCGCGAGTCCGAGTTCCGCGCCGAGGAATACATGATGCGGCATTTCCCCTGGCACGAACGGGAATGCTTCATCGCGTCCGGATCCGGATTCTTCCCGGCCGCCCGCACGCTCGAGATCGCCGAGGCGCTCAATCCCGGCCCGCCGATGAAGGCCTACAAATACACGTTCGACGAACAATTTCTGGCGAGCCGAATCGAGCAGGTGTCAGACCCCGAGGAGGCGAACCTGCGGGTCTGGGAGCCGCCCGAGGAAAAGGCCATCTACGCCATCGGCATCGATCCATCCGGCGGCGGTGGCGGCGAAGCCAACGATCACGCCGTCGAAGTGTTCCGCTGCTACTCCGATCGCATCGTGCAGGTCGCCGAATTCCAATCAAACAGGCCGCTGACGTATCAACTAGCCTGGGTGCTCGCCCACCTCGCCGGTGCCTATCGCGACCATATGGCCAACCTGGAGGTGACCGGTATCGGAGCCGCGGTGTTGCCCGAGGTGCGCAACCTGCGCCAGCTGGCCGAGCGTGGCATTCTGCAGGCGGAGCCAAACAGCGACCCCATCTTGTCGATGATCGGACAGGTGCGCTGGTTCCTGTATAAGCGAGCCGACTCCATGAGCGGAGTGGGCAACATTATCAACTGGAAAACCAACGCCGACAACAAACGGCAGATATTCAGCGAGGTGCGTGATAGCTTGATGCTGCGCCGCCTCGAGATCAGATCGATCCGACTGATCCAGCAGATGCAGGCGATTGTCGAGGACGAAACCGGCTGGCTGGGGGCCGGCGAGGACACCGGAGCCAACGACGACCTTGTCTCGGCCCTCGTCCTGGCGCATCACGTCTGGGTCGAAATGCAGCGTCCCGGCTTGGTGGCGCGCGACTACACCTGGGACTCGGTCAAGGGGGAGAGGCCGCCGCAGAACCCCGGCACCATTTTGTCTTTTGCCTTCAGCCAACATCTAAAGAAAGTCAATGTGAAAGCCACTTCGCGAATTGATAGGTTCTGACCATGCCAATCGTCCGCACGTACTGCTGCCTGTTCTGCAACCACACTATGCGGGTGACGCTGGAGTCCTCGCAGTGGGACGAGCCACCGCCGGAATGTCCGGAGTGCGCGCTCAGGCCCATGGCCCAGGAGTTCGTCGCTCCGGCCATCGTCGGGTCGAACCGCGCCCGGGCGGTGGCGCTGGCCGAGGACATCGCCGCCAACGATTACGGGGTCGCCGACATCAATCTGTCGAGCCGGGAAGGCATCGCGCCCAAGGTCCGCTACAAAGACGACAACCGCAGCACCAAACCTCAAGGCAACTGGGGCGGCGTCAATCCGGAGGCGCTTGAGTCGGCCGTCGCGCTGGGGCGACAAACCCGGATGGAACACGGCTCGAGCCTCGATATCATCAAGACAATGCCCGACTACATCGCCAACTCCAAAAAATTATCAATCAAGGTGTGGTGAATGCTCAAGCTGCCGAAGGACGCCGAAACGCTTGGCCCGTGGGCGCAGGAAATCACCGACGAGATGCTGACCTCGGCGGACGAGCGCGCCATGGTCATCACCCGCGCCTCGCAATACTACTATCAGGGCTGCTACGACAGCCGCGCGGCGATCTACAACAAGTGCAAGCCGTTCATCGACAAGCTGTCCGGCTTCCTGATGCAGCCGACCGATATCCGGTTTTCCATCATCTACGATTCGACCGAGCCCGAGGACGTGCTGCAGCGCGCGCAGGTGGCCGGCGAGAAGCTGACCGCCGATTACCGGCAGACCGACTCTGATATCAAATTCGCGGAAGCCGTCACCTGGGCCCTGATCAACGGATGTCAGATCATCAAGCACACCCCCGCCAAGGATGGATTCCGCATCGCTCCCGTGCATCCACAGCACTTTGGAGTTCTAAGCGAAACCACCCTCGCGCTCGACGATCAGGAGGCCTTCGTTCACGTCTCGTTTCCGACTGTGTCGCAGCTGCGATCGATGCTCGACGAAGGCGACTATCCCAACCCCGAGGAGATCATCGCCCAGGTCCTGCAGGCCAACAAAGAGGAAAAATCCGACGAGGAGCCGACCTACTTTCACCAGATGATGGTGGGCGGCATGCAGCCGCTGGGCGATCCTAACGACACTCCGAGCGCCGCCGGCATCGTGTCGGTGTTCCCCACTCCGACCCCGTGGCGGCCGACCAAGCGCATCTGGCAAACGGTGAGGTTCTGTGAAATCTGGATCAGGGACGCCGACCGCGGCGGCGACTACACGACGCTGCAGATGGTCTATCCAGACATCCTGATCGAGGGGAAACACACCCGCCGCAATCTGTCGAAAATCCCCGGACGCCAGCCGTTCGTGAAGGTCCAATCAGCGCCGACGCCGGGATACTTCTGGGGCCGGTCGCTGCTCGCCGACGTCCAGATGCTGCAAGACGTGCTGAACAAGCGCATGCGCGACCTCAAGGTCATGTGGGACCGCAACGCGAACGCCCCGCAAGTTTTCTCCGGCTTCACCAGCGTCACCGAGGAGCAGTATTTCAAGATCATCTCCGAGGGCGGCTTCATCAACGACCCCAACCCGAATGCAAAGGCGCAGAAGCTGACCGAGCCGCCCCCGCAGGGATACATGGAAGAGCTCCAGTTCCTCTTTCAGCTGTTCGACGAGTCCTCCGGGTTCTCCCCGGTCATGTCCGGCCAGGGCGAGCCGGGCGTGCGCGCCGGCATCCACGCCCAGACGCTGGTGCGGACCTCGAGCCCGCGGCTCATCGACCAAGCCTGCCGCATCGAACGGCAATTGGCCGAAAGCGGCTACCTGTCGCTGCGCCTGATGCAGGCCCAGGACCCCAGCATCTACACCACCGACCAGGGCACCGAGTTCACGCTCGAGCAGCTGCCAGGGGACTTCCAGGTCGCGGTCGACTCGCATTCGGCCTCGCCGGCCTTCGCCGAGGACAACCGCCAAGTGGCGATCGCGCTCGCCCGCGCCGGTGCCATCGACTCCGAGGACCTGATCCGGATGTTGCATCCACCAGGATCAGAACTGCTGCTGGCGCGGCTGCGAGACCGTCAGAAAGCGCAGAAAGATCAGGCCGAAAAGGATCACAAAGAGCAGCTGCTGCGGGACGTGCTGCACATGCCCCAGCACAAGCAGAGTGGACAGGGCGGCAAAAAAAGTTAATTCTCCCGCCCCTCACGTAGGAATCCGATCATGCCGGATATCTTGGGTGCCGAAACCGGTGACATGGGCGGCCCTCCCAGTGCCCCCGGTCCAGGTCCAGGTGGGCCCGCACCGGGCGCTCCACCGGGAGGAGGCTCTCCGCCTCCTGGCGGAGGCCCGATGCTCGCCGCGCTGACCAGGGGCCAGCAAGGACCACAGCAATCAGCGCCGGGAATGGGCGCGCAGGCCGATGCGCTCAACAAGGTTTTCGGAGCGGTCAAGATGTTGGAGTCCGCGCTCGCAGGCCTCGGCGCCGGCAGCCCTCCGTACAAAGACACCCTCAAGGCCATCCAATCCCTGACCAAGCACATCCCGCAGGGAAGTCCTACGGCAGGAGTTCAAAAGACGATGTTCAGTGATATGCTGCAGGGCACGATCAAGAATGCCCTGCTGCAAAAACTCGCGTCGGGAGGTCAGGGACAGCCCGGTCAGCAGGCGCCCAACCCATCCATGCCGATGCCAGGAGCATAACCATGGCCATGCAAAATAAGTCGTTCGAGCCGCCCATCTCATCTCCGCCGCAGAAGCCGCCGCGAACGATTCTGCAGGTGGACAATCAATCAGAGGTCAGCGAGTGGGGCGCGATTCCAAAGGTCGTTCCAAAACCAGAAGGCGGCGTGCCAGTGCAAAGAACCATCGCAGGCAAGTCGGGTGAATCCTGATGCCCAAACAGATCAGCGACGAAGAGTACGACTACCTACAATCACGCAAGCAGACCGCCGACTTCGTCGAGTCGATTTACAACGATCCAGCCCTTGCCGATGAGGCAAAGGCGCTGATCAAGAAGAAATACCCCAAGCTTCCGATCCCGGAATACGACCTCCGTCACGAGGTGCGCTCGACCTTCGCGGCCGAGAAGAAGCAGCGCGACGACGCGGAAGCAGAGCAGAGGAAGCGGCGGCAGAATGCCAACTGGCAGAAGAAGCGCGCGGAGACGCAAGCAAAATACGGCTTCACCGACGATGGAATGAAAGACCTCGAGAAGATGATGGTGGAGCGCAACATCGGCGATTACGATGCCGCAGCCACCTTCAAAGCCGCCAGGGACCCCAAGCCGATCGACGCCGAGTTCACCAGCCAGCGATGGGAGCACGACAAGAAACCGGGCTGGGCCGAGATGACCAAGGATCCCGAAGCGTGGGGGCGCAAAGAGATCATGGGCGCGATTCAGCGCGACCAGCAGCGGATGAAGAATCAGCAATACTGAGATAAATCGTATATTGCAGGAGGCGCAAACATGGCGTTGATAGGAACTGGACTCGTCCCGGCAGGTCCGATCGGCCTCGAACTAACGGCGACAGTCCGCCGGGTGTTTGCAGAATGCGTTGTTGTTCTGCTCTACAAGCAGAATCCTCTGCTCAGTCTGCTGCTCAGAAATGCGATCCGTGCATCCGGCGGTATAGCACCATACACCCAGCCAGTGCAGACAGGCCGTTACGTCCAATCCACATGGATGGGACCAGCTGGAGCGTTTAGCCTGCCGCCCGATGTCGCCGCCACGCTCAACGCCGAGTTCAACATGTGCGCGCTGGCGACCCCTGTCACCAGCTTCGGCCTCGAACAACTCGTGACGCAGGATGCGATCGCGGTGTGCTCAAGGTTGATGCTCAAGATGAACGACATGAAGAACAGCGCGCTGGAGTCGCTTGCGGCGGCGCTGTTCGGATCGAACTTCACCGGTCCGGCGCCGGGCACGACCAACGTGCAGCAGATGTTCGGGCTCAACGATGCCTATGGCAACATCGCGCTATCGCCGATCTACGGCGGGCTTGACCGAAACGTCTATCCCAGCTGGCAGGGCACCGTTGTCCCGGCCGCGGGCGCCATCCTCACCCGGCAGGCCTTCATCCAGAAGTTCCTGCAGGTCGCCAAGGCGTCCGGCGGCGAGGCCCCGGACTTCGCGGTGCTGTCGGTCGAAGACTGGTCAACGCTGATGACCGATTTCATGAGCCTGGAGCGGTACAACAACGATCCGAGCTCGCGTTGGGGCAAGGACGATCCGGTGAACTCCGGATTCCGCGGTCTGCTGCTGGGCGACACCCCGATCTTCTTCGACCTGAACTGCCCGGTCGGCACCGGCTACATTTTCAACTCGAAATATCTGACCACGGTGATCCACGAGGATTGCAACTTCGCCTGGACCGGCTGGTACTCGACCATCCCGCAAGGCCAGATTTCCAGCGTCGGCTTGACCTTGACCGCGCTCAATCTGGTTTGCTCCAAGCCGCCGACCGGCGCCATCCTGCAGGGAATTACTGGCGGCGCCCCATGGTAAAATATCTGCTGCTTGCACTCGCTCTTGCGCTTGCGGCGCCGGCACCGGCCGCCGCGCAGGGAGCGATTGCGTGCAATCAGTGGTCAATCATCCACGACGTTGGCGCGACATCCCTGACGCAACTCATCCCGCCCTCGCCCAACCAGCAAATCGGGCTGTGCGGCTACGCCATGGTGGCCACCGTCGCAGCGGCGGAACTGCAGCTTGCCTACGGCACCGGCACCAATTGCGGGGCCGGCACGAACAACATTTCGCCGGTGATTACGCTTCCGGTCGGCGGCACCTTCATCAACCGCAACAACAATATCGTAGAGCGCGCCCCGCCCGGAAATGCTATCTGCTACCTGTCCACCTCGGCGGCTGGTTCCGTCATGGACGCGATCGTGTACTGGACCTATTTCTGAAAGGAGCCGACAATGGCAACGTCACAAGGCGGTAGCATTACGATCCTGGACGCCCCCTGGCATCCGACCATCACGCTGGCGATGGTACAGCTGTACGATCCTTCGATCACGGCCCTGAACCAGTGCGTCGTGCTGCCCGACAGCTGGACCGGACCGCCGCCCGGACCGCCGAACGGGACCAGCATCCCAGGCTCTGGCACGATCACGTTCGCGGCGCCCACTGGCGCCCCCGCCGAGCTTGCGCCCCCGCAGCCCGCCCCCGCCAACCATGGTCGGCGATCTACCGCACACACCTGAACATGAATGTTGAATCAGTACATCACGGAGACGCAGGAACTGCTGAATGACCAGCTGGGGCAGTTCTTCAAGCTGCCCATGGTCACGCGCTACGTCAACAAATCGAGGCGCCGCATTGCCGGCGTCTCCGGCTGCATCCGGTGCATGCCGCCCGGAACCCAGACCCACCCGCAGCAGGAAGTCTATCCGTTCTCCGATTGGATATCGCTGATCCAGGGCGTCATGCCGGGCGTCGAATCGATCCTCGCCTGCCGGTCGCTGGCGGTGGCGATCGGACCCCGCGGCTGGAAGCCGCTGTGGCGGCGGATTGTTTGGACCGACTTCCAGTCCCGATTTCGCATCTACAACGGGACGTTTTATGGAACCATCTCCGAGCCCGGATGGTACGCCCAGTATGGCGCCGGGCCGCTCGGCGCGCTCTACCTAGCCCCAATCCCGTCTCAGTCCACCACGATGGAGGTCGACCTGACGCTGATCCCGGCGCCGTTGCTGTCTGACGACGACATCGAGATCATTCCATATCCTTGGTGCGACGCCGTGCCTTACTGGGCAGCCACGTTGTTGTTGCTCGCCCAGCAGCGCCGCGAAGACGCCTCGGCCATGGCTTTGCTCTTCAACGCGGAGCTCCCGGCGTGTGCCGCTGTGGTGGCGCCTCAAATGATCCAATCTACTTACGCGCCAGGAATCCAACGCAGCGCCTGATACAGGAGGTAGCCTTGGCTAATCTCGGGTTGGTGCTTCTGGTGTTCGGCTTTGTCTGTGCCGTGCTCGCGAGCGTGCTCGGTCCGCAGCAATGGCGCTTTCATCTCGGCTGGGCCGCGATCGCGTTCTGGCTGGCGGCCGAGATTTTCGGTGGGGTAGGTCGTATCTTCGGGACGCACTGACCAGGGTATTAATTTACCTGGGTGGTAAATTTCTCTTGGGACAGAAACCCGATGCCCATTCAGTCGGCCAACCCGCCCGACATCACCACCGTCGACCAGTGGAAGGGGCTCAATCAGCAGTCTCTACGTGCCACCATCGACGACCAGGAACTTTGGTGGAACGAAAATTTATACGCAGTAGGGCCCGGCGATCTTCGCTCATGCTGGGGCCGCGGCGGGGCCATCTACACGGCGCCTGCTGGCGTCACGATCCTGCGCACCTTCTTCGGCTACTACGGATATCCCACGGCGTTCCTGACCCAGCCGCCACCGGGCCGCATGGGCTGGATGTTCCTCTCGGATGGGACCGTCGATGAGGTTGACGTCGACACCGGAGCAGTGACCCACGTTGGCGCCATCTGGCAACCCGTCTCCCCGTACTGGTTCGCCGACGCGGTGGTCTGGCGCCCGCGGTTCTTCGGCAACACACCGGGGCAGCGCGGCGGTGTCCTGTTCGGCTCTCCCAAGGGCATGTACGCCTGGGACGGCACCACGGTCTCCGCGCCCGGTCAGCCTGCCCCCGATTGGCTGACCTCCGCCAACGAACAGCCGGTGGTTTCCACCGTCATGCCGACAGGCCTGCCCGGGATCCTGGCCATGGAGGTCTATCAGAGCCGGGTGTGGGTCATGGGCGAGACGGTGATGTCGTTCTCGGCCGCATCGAACGGCTGCGACTTCTCGGTGGCCGGCGGCGGCGGATCGTTCGGCTATTCGGGCAACACCCTGACGACCATCTATCGCGACCTGCGCGCCTCGGCCTCCTACCTGTTCGTATTCGGAGATTCCTCGACCGACATGGTCAACAACGTCATAACTTTCGGCGACGGCACCACGATCCAGTTCACCACCCAATTCAACTACCTGAATGTCGACCCGATGGTGGGTCACGCCTTCCCGCGCAAGGTCGGGCACTCCGGTCGCTACTCGGTGCTGGCCAGCGGCGCGCGCGCGTACCCCTCGAGCGCAAACAGTCGCAACTCCGGCGGCGGACTCTGGTTGCTGCTGGGAGGGGAGGCGCAGGAGATCGGACAGAAGCTCACTAATCTTTGGATGACGCTCGACACCAGCCAGTTCTATCCGACCTTCGCCACCGTCACCATGTTCGGGCGCCGCATCGTGCTGCTGAACGGAATGTTCGTCGACCCGTGGGGCGTCAAGCGTTCCCTGATGCTGGGCTACGACGGCACCACCTGGACAATCATGTCGCAGGGGCTGAACCTGACCAACATAGGATATATCGAGCAGGACTCAATCTGCGATGTCTACGGCACCGACGGAAACTCGCTCTATCATTTGTTTGATCATCCCGATCCGACGCTCAAGAAAAAGCTGTCGACCAAGATGCTCAAGAACAAGGGTCCGCTCACGCACCTATCAATCAACAGCTGGAAACGGCTGTTCCTCGAGCTCTCCGACAAGTCGGGGCAAGGCGTCTCCATCATCGGCACGGTGACGACCGCGGGCGGCGGCGTTCCCAACGGCACCGAGGATGTTGCCTTTCAGCTGGCGGCGGGCACCGCCTCCGGCTTCGAAGCGCAGCCGCTGAACGGACAGGGCATCATGGCGGGTGTCGATCTTGAATCGTTCTCGCCCGACTTCATCATCGAGCGCATCCACCTAGCAGGTGATTCACGCAGCCTGTTCGGCGCCTGATTGACGGACCCCCCTCCCCAGGATTAGCCTCCCCGCCGCGGTCAACCCGACCGCGAATCAAGAATGCACTTAAAAATGGAGGCCATCATGGCTCGCAGAGGTCGAAGAGGCCGTCGGCGTCGGAGGTAGCACCGTGGCTCGCCGCCGAAGATATCGCAGATATCGACGGAGATAACCGATGCCGCGCCAGTATGTCCGACCGGCCAATCTGGCGCGGGCGGTTAAGGTCAAGGATTGGAGAAAGCCGAACGAGGTAAATTGGCGTCCACGGCTTCACTCCTATCGGATGACCCACACAGGCAATCGGATGCGACGAACGCGGAGGCTGTGATTGGCAAAGCGCGCAGGAGCGCGGAGTGATCGCAGAGGACGATGATGGCGAGACGCAAGAGGCGTTCCCATGGCGCCCGGACTCTGCCCAAAATCGCGCACGCCGTGCGCGGACGGAGGGGACGAAGACACTGACCGAATTCGACCTTCACAAAGCCGTCGCGCAGTACCTTGATTGGTGCCTCGTGCCGCCAGCGTTCTACACCACATTTCCGGCCGGCTGGGACAAAATGAGCAAGACCCGCGCCGGTATGCTGTACGCAGCCGGGCTGAAAGCCGGCATTCCCGACATCCTCATCTTCTACAACGCCCGCACGATTGGAATCGAGTTAAAGGCCGGCAAGGGGAAGTTGTCGAAGATTCAGGTAAATACGATAGAGCAACTCACCGAGGCAGGTGTGTTTGTACAAGTTTGCAGGAGTGTGGAAGAAGTTGAGGAAGCATTGACAAGTCTACAACTCCCCTTGCGCGGAACAGTAAGGGCAGCATGAGCGACGGCTTCATATCCCAGCATGATTGTTGGCACTGGCAACATTATTGGTCCTCGCCCTGGACCCAGCAGGTCGGCGGTGGTCTCGTCGCCGCGACCCCGCCCAACGCAGGCTTCACCGGCGGACCGCCCAAGACCATCCCGCCGCCGCTCGTATCGATCCCCGGCAACCAACAAGTAAAGGTAGGCAGTCATGGCGCAGGACCAGAAACCGTGGCCTAAGATCGCTGACAGTCCGCCAGCCTATACGATGCACCCGGACGGAATCTTCCGCAGCGATCGCGCGCTCACCGGACCGCTGCGCATGGGCACCGCTCCCGGCGTCGGTCCCAAGAATCGGCTCGACGACGGCACTACTTCGTCCGACTTCGGCAGCGATCGCGTCTCGCCGCGAAGATTTGACCCCGCAGGAACCAGCAGCACGCGGGCGCCTGAGCGCGAGTCGTCAGCGCGCGTCTCGCGAGAGATACGAAAGACCAGCAAGTGAGCGCGGCCGACTTGCTGACCTATCCCAGTGATCCGCGCGCGCAAAGCTGGTGGGCGTTCGCTCATGCACAGAACCACAAGCCATGGATTGGCGTCTGGGAGACGGAGCGCGCCAGCTACTCGACCATTCCGTACCTGATCGGAAATTACTGGAAGGATCACGACAATCCAGCTTGGCGCTTGAATCACCAGTTCGCGCATTGGGACACCGTCTATCAGCCATCGCAGCCGGTCGGACCGTTCACGGCGCCGATCGGACAAGACCTGCTGCACAGCGGTCCAACCGATCCGGTCCATGGAAAATTCTGGGTCTTCGCCAATCATACGGAGCATAAGCTGGTGGAAGACAACCAAGCCACGAACGGCTGGCCGTTCTATTATCCGTTCGGATGAAGCCGCGCCTGCTGGTCGAATCCGATCTTCCATGGATGATCGAACTGGCGCAGCGAAGATTCCCCGCGTTCAACCCGGTTGCAGCGCGAAGCTGGTTCGTCAACGAGGTGCTGACGAACGACCGCTATTTCGCCATGCGCACCGAGGATGCGTTCCTGATCGCGGTCCTGAGCTCCATGCCCTGGACGTCCAGAACCGAGGCCATCGTGCTCATCCTGATCACGGCCGATGACAAGCCCTGGCAGGTTGTGCGATTGCTCCGGGAGTCGATAAACTGGGCGCGGCAACGGAAAGCGGCGCATTGGCATTTCTGGATGGACGATGCCGATGCCGGGGCGCTCGCCCGTCGGGTCGGCGCCCGCGAGAACACAAGCAGATATCGGATGGACCTCTGACAGGAGGCATCATTGACCTACGTCCTCGCACCTATTTTAGGAACCGCGCTTGGCAGCCTTGCCAGCAGCATTTTCGGCGGCGGCGGCTCATCGACCGCCAATCCGAGCGCCGGCAGCGCCAGCGCGATCGGTATCTCCAACACGGCGCCGCTGGTGTTTGGCGCCGCCAAACAGGCCGGACAGGAAGCATCCACCAATGTCGCGAATCGCTACGGCTCGCTGGGCCTCGGCGATTCGACCATGGCGTCAATCGATGAGACGCAGGCCAAGACCCAACCGTTTGTGGGAGCCGCCACCAACATTGCCAACCTCGACCTATCGGCACAGAAGTTCAACGCCACCGCGGCGCAAAACTACCAGAACCAGATGCAGTCATTCCAAAACGAACTGAGCAGCTTCCTTGGCGGCAACGCCGGACAGGCGGCGGGTGGTGGGTTAGGGGCTGGAAACCCCTTCCAGATATAAGGGATAGGCCATGTCCTATGTCAGCGGATCAGGGTCATATGGTGGATACGGTGGCGCTCTTGCCTCCCTGTTTGGCGGTGGCGGCGGCAACACGACTTTGAATGACTTGGTCGACCGCAATCCCTATCCCTCAACCGACCCGAATACGTTGCAGCCCGCGGTCGACTACAATCCCTATCCCTCAACCGATCCGAACACGTTGCAGCAGGTGGCCTCGAACGCACCGGCGCAAGTCGACCCGAATCAGGCATCGGCGCCAACCGGGCCCATGCTGGCGACCGCGCTCACCAATGCCCAGCTGGGCATCCCGCCGGTAACGACGGATCCCAACGATCCCACCGGTGGAAACCAAAGCCCGACCGAAGGCGGTCCAGATCAGCCCGCAGCCGACCAGCGCGCGCAGCCGTGGGGCACGCCCCTTCCGGGATCCGGCGGCCGGACGCCTCCGCCAGGGTACCGTCCTATATCGGACGCCCCCAACGCTCCCGGCGGGCAACCACCCCCTCAAGGTGGCGGCCAGCAGGCCGCCCCACAGGGCGGCGGTGGCGGTATGCCCCGCCTGCCACCGGCGCAGCAGGGCGCGGGCGCCGTCGGCAACATGGGCGGCGCCGCCGGAACGCCGCTCCCCCAGCTGATTGCGAGGATGATGCAGCGCATGCGCCAGCAGGGGCAGATTCCGCCATGGGCCCGTGGGCCCGGAGGCCTGACCCGGCCCGGCTACGGGGTCGGCGCCGGTCGCTACCCGATGCCCGGCCGCGGCCGTGCCCCATTTTCGCCACAATCGCCTCGGGCATTTGTTCCAAGAGAGGCCATGGGAGGTTCCTACGCGCCGCGCGGCCTGGGCGGAAGCCGCGGACCCGTCCCTCAGGGGCCCAATTACATGCAGCGGCTCTACCAGGGGGAATATCCGCCGCACGAGAGCACGATGCGGAACATCCAGACCCCCGCCGGGCCGATGAAGGTCAATCCGCTCGCTGCCGGCGATGTCCAGGGCTTCACCCGCGATTTGCAGCGACACGGCTTCCCGTTCGAAAAACCGTGGGGCTCGTACAATCGGCGCCGCATGCGGTGGTCCAACAACTGGTCGAGCCACTCCTGGGGCACGGCCTTCGACATGGACAACCAGGATGGTCCGATGTCGCCGCGCGCGCAGCGGTGGATGCAGCAGAACCCTGGCCTGTTCCAACAGCTGATGCGGCAGTGGAACATGAGCCAGCCGCTGCCCGGCCGTGATCCTCGCCACATCGAATGGAACGGACCCAACCCGCAGTATCATCCGCCGCAGCAGACGGCAGATGGAGGTGGTGGACCCTATGGGCCCGACATTGTTCAAACCTTCAGAAAATACGGCACACAGGTAGACGCGCAGGGGAATCCGATTCTGCAAGGTGGGGGCAAGCGGCTACAACCGGACCAGACACCTGTAACGACGGATTCCAACGACCCCACCGGTGGAAACCAAAGCTCGACCGGCAGCGGTCCGCCTGCGGAAAGTAAACCGCCGGACACCGCGCCAGCTAACGCTGACCCCGCCGGGCCCGATCTCAGCAGCATGTTCGCCGCAGATGACACCGAAGAAGACGACACCTCGGTAGCCTGACCATGGTCGACTTCACACAACCACAAAAGCAGCAGGACGACTCCGGTTACGACCAGAGCCAGTTCCCCGAGAACAGCGACTGGGACAAAATCGATCCCGCACAGGACCGGCCGCGCCAGCCCTATTACGAATACCAGGGCGCCAAGCGGCGTCCGTCGCAGGATTGGGGCACCCCCAACCAAGCCAACCAATTCGCCGAAAACTACGGCCCCGCCATGCCGCAGGGGCAGTACTGGCCGACCATGCAGCAGCTGCCGAACTTGATGAAGTCGACCATGGGCGACATCAGCACGTTTTCTCTGCCGATGCAGCGCGGCGCCCTCAGTAGCATGCAGGGCACACTCGCGTACATGAAGGCGTACAAGGCCGCTTACGACAAAGAGCGGGACGCTGCTCCCAAGCGCGAATTGGAGCAGATATCTCTCAATTTGGCAAAACTCCACCAAGAAACCGACGCACAGAACCGGGATTATCACGATATCCTTGCCGGCACCGATCCCGGCAGCCCCAAACAGCATCAACAACTCTATGCGGCTGCGGCCAAGCATCAGGACCACTACTTGCAGAGCCTGCTAGAAGAGGGGGAGTATGAAAAGGCCACCCATGTCCTGGCTGAACGGGATAAGTATTCCCAGGACTGGCAGAATATGCAGAAAGCGGTCGATGCCGACCTGAAGAATAAAGCCGACATCGAGAGGTCTAAAGCGGAAGCGGATCTGGCGAGAGAAAGAATCAGGAAGTCGCAAGAAAAGGACAGCGCAGGACAAGCGGGAACTTCCGTTCCTGAATATCCGAAAGGAGAAGCGCCTAACCCCTCCAAACTGGAGCAGCCCACAGC